CTCCGTTCATTCCGCTGAGGTGGAGTGCGCTGGCTGGCGAGGACTACGGACGTGGCTTGGTCGAGGAATACATTGGGTACTTACAGTCCCTCGATGTCCTCACACAGGCTATTGTAGAGGGCTCCGCTGCGGCGGCTAAGGTCCTCCTACTGGTCAATCCCAACAGTACCACAAGGATCGACAAGGTTGCCGATGCTGCGAACCTCGATGTGATTGAGGGAGTAGCGACTGACTGTACCTTCCTACATATGGAGAAGTTCAACGACTTCCGTGTAGCCCTTGAGGCTGCAGGGAAGATCGAAACGAATCTTTCCGCATGCTTCTTGCTCAACAGTTCCATCCAGAGACAAGGAGAGCGTGTCACTGCAGAAGAGATTAGGTACATGGCAAAGGAACTTGAGGATGCATTGGGTGGTGTGTACACCGTGCAATCCAAGGAGTTCCAGTTGCCGTTGATCCAGATCATCAAGTTGCAGATGGAGAAGAAGAATGCCCTGCCGATCCTCCCTGAGGGGAAGGTCAAACTGGTTATCACCACAGGGTTGGAAGCGCTGGGTCGGTCACACGACCTCGTGAAACTGAATACCTTCATGCAGGAACTCAACACCTTAGGTGCTGAGACCGTGGCTCCGTACCTGAACGTGGCTGATTATATCACCCGCGTTGCTAACGCGACAGGCGTGGATTCCAAGGGCTTGATCAAGGATGAGGCAACCGTTAAGGCCGAACAGGCTGCGGCGGCTAATGCTGCGAATCAGGCAAAACTGCAGGAGAGTGTCGTTAAGTCTGGTGCGGCTGCTCAAGTCGCCAAGGGCTATGTAGACAACGCGAATGCTGAAGGCGGTCCCGGCATGTCCATGCCCCCGGGTATGGGGATGCCGCCCGCTTAATCTAAAAGGATAGGTGCCAAATGACAGAACCAAATGTGGATACCACCACCGTTGATGCGGGAACTACTACGCCACCGGAGGTGCCACCGGTAGTTCTTCCGTCAGATCCACCGAAAGAAACTCTGCTCGCTGGTAAGTACAAGACTCCTGAGGAACTGGAGAAAGGATATTTAGAACTCCAGAAGGCCTTCAGCGGGCGCAAGCCCGATGAGACAACCACTCCACCCCCTGACCCCAATGCATCCCCTGAGGCTGCGCTGGTCACAAAGGCAGGACTGGACATGGAAGTACTCACGAAGGAGTACACCGAAACAGGAGAGTTATCTGCGGCGAGTCTGACGGCATTGGAAGCCATCGGTGTAACGAAAGATGTAGTCTCGACATACTTCAAGGGGCAGGAAGCCTTGGCTGAACGTGAGATTGGTGAAGTACACCGTTTCGCAGGAGGCAAAGAGTCTTACGAATCCATGGTCCAGTGGGCTGGTCAAAACATGACCAAACCCGAAATCACGGCGTACAACGCTGCGATGAACGGAGACATGGAGACCCGTAAGATGGCTATCGAAGCCCTCAAGAGCAAGTATGTTGCCAAGACAGGCAGTGGTTCGAAGGTTATTGTGGGTGATGGTGCTTCCCCGGCTGCTGCGGGATACGAGTCCAAGGCCCAGATGACTTCGGATATGAAAGACCCACGGTATGCGAAAGACCCTGCATATCGTCAGGCGGTAGAGCGAAAGATCGCTAAGACTACCGCGTTCTAACAATCCACACACACAAGCAAAAGTGAACCCAGACCCATGCACCCTGAGGGGTACCGCGTGGTGAGGACACCTCCTTGAGCATGTGAGCGATTGTCGCTTACACTAAACTCTGAAGGAGAACTACAGAAATGGGTGCAATGATTGTCGCTTATGGCGGCGAAACGGATGGTACTGGTGGCGCTGCCCCCAGTATGGCGCAGCGCACGGCGCTGTTCCAGAAGGTGTTTGCAGGGGAGGTCCTGACTGCGTTTGAACAGGCTACCCTCATGCTGGACAAGCATCAGATTCGTACGATCCAGAACGGGAAGTCCGCTACGTTCCCGAACCTCGGTCGGGTGACCTCCGGCTACCATGTCCCGGGTGATGAACTCGTGTCTCAGGCTGTTACCAGTAATGAGACTGAGATCCTGATCGACGGGTTGCTCTACTCGGCCATCTTCATCGACAACATCGATGAGATGATGAGCCACTTCGATTTCCGTGCACCGTATGCGGTCGAGATGGGTCGCAAGTTGGCGCAGGACTTCGACAAGTCGGTCATCCTCACGCTGATCCGGGCTGCGAAAGCGGCTGCGAAGTTGGCGTCCCGGGGTGATCTGGCTGCAGCGTCCAAGGTTCAGTACCTTGGTGCGTCCTACACGTCTGGCACGGTTGCGGCGAAGGCTGCGGCTCTTGCCACGGCGATCTTCACGCAGTCCGCGATCTGGGACAACCAGTTCGTGCCGGGGGAGCGGTATGTTGCTCTGACCCCGACTGACTACAATGCCATCGTGCAGAACACCGCTGCGATCAACTCCGACTGGGGTGGGCAGGGTGCGTACTCCGATGGTACCGTGACCAAGGTTGCGGGTGCCACGATCCTCAAGGCTCCGAGTCTGTCCTCGATCATCGGGATTGACACCACGGGAATCTCTCCCGCTGGGGCTGCGAATGCGGCTGTTGCCACGACTCGCGGTGCGAGTGGTGACACGGACGTTCAGGCGGTTATGTTCACCAAGGACGCGGTTGGTACCGTGAAGTTGCTGGAC